ATGGATCACAGCAATATGGATCACAGCAATATGGATCACAGCAATATGGATCACGGCAATATGGATCACGGCAAGATGGACCACAGTAAGATGGATCACAGCAATATGGATCACGGCAAGATGAATCACAGCAATATGGATCAAGGAAAGATGGATCATAGTGCGATGGATCACAGTGAAATGGATCATGGCGCAATGGGAGGGCATGCCCACCACCATCACGGTAGCTTTAAGGAGATTTTCTTGAAGTCACTCCCATTAGGAATTGCAATCTTGCTCATTACTCCTTTGATGGATATTCAATGGCCTTTCCAAATCATCTTTCCTTATGCAGACGTTGTAGCAGCTGTCTTGGCAACAATTCTATACATTTATGGCGGAAAACCATTCTACATGGGTGCGAAAGATGAGTTTAATTCAAAAGCTCCAGGCATGATGTCCTTGATTACTTTGGGAATAACGGTTTCTTATGCCTATAGTGTTTACGCAGTGGCCGCTCGATATGTGACCGGAGAACATGTCATGGACTTCTTCTTTGAGTTTGCAACGTTACTTTTAATCATGTTATTAGGACACTGGATTGAAATGAAGGCATTGGGTGAAGCAGGGGATGCGCAAAAAGCTCTAGCAGAATTATTGCCAAAAGACGCTCATGTTGTTTTAGAAGATGATTCGATTGAAACTCGTCCTGTGTCTGAACTTCAGGTTGGAGATGTTATCCGTGTTCAAGCAGGAGAAAATGTTCCAGCTGATGGTATCATTATTCGCGGAGAATCCCGTGTAAACNAGGCCCTCTTAACAGGTGAATCTAAGCCAATCGAAAAGAATGTTAAAGATCAAGTCATTGGTGGATCAACAAATGGTAGTGGTGTCCTATATGTAGAAGTAACAGAAACAGGGGATAAGTCCTTTATCTCACAAGTACAAACATTAATTAGCCAAGCACAAAGCCAACCATCTCGAGCAGAGAATGTGGCTCACAAAGTAGCTAGCTGGTTGTTCTACATTGCCGTTGTAGTAGCTTTAATCGCTCTAGTAGCCTGGATGATCATTGCAGATTTACCTACAGCCGTTATCTTTACTGTGACTACGTTAGTTATTGCCTGCCCACATGCTTTGGGTCTTGCTATTCCCTTGGTAGTATCACGTAGTACTAGTTTGGGTGCAAGCCGAGGATTACTGGTTAAAAATAGAGAAGCTTTGGAATTAACTACCAAAGCGGATGTTATGGTATTGGATAAAACAGGTACTTTAACAACTGGTGAATTTAAAGTGTTGGACGTCACTGTTTTTGAGTGATAAATATTCTGAAGAAGAAATTACAGGCTTGTTGGCGGGTATAGAGGCGGGCTCCAGTCACCCGATTGCCCAATCGATTGTGAACCACGCTGAAGCGAAAGGCATTAAGTCAGTTTCCTTTGACTCCATTGAAATCGTTTCGGGAGCAGGAATAGAAGGGGAGGCGAACGGCCACCACTATCAATTAATCAGCCAAAAGGCATACGGAAAAGCATTGCGTATGGATATTCCGAAAGGCGCTACTTTAAGTATCCTTGTAGAAAATAATGAAGCAATCGGCGCTGTCGCGTTGGGAGATGAACTGAAAGAAACCAGCAGAAACTTGATCGAGGTGCTGAAAAAATACGGAATTGAACCACTCATGGCTACTGGTGATAACGAGGAAGCTGCACAAGGAGTTGCAGAAGTTCTAGGTATTCAATACCAAGCCAATCAATCTCCGGAAGATAAGTACAAGCTGGTCGAGTCCATGAAAAACCAAAACAAGACAGTTATCATGGTGGGAGACGGGGTCAATGACGCACCTTCCCTTGCCTTGGCAGACGTAGGTATTGCAATCGGAGCTGGAACGCAAGTAGCTTTGGATTCTGCGGATATTATCCTTACTCAGTCTGATCCAGGGGATATTGAATCCTTTATCGAGTTAGCAAACAAGACGACACGTAAAATGAAACAAAACTTGGTATGGGGAGCAGGCTACAATTTTATCGCGATTCCAATTGCTGCTGGCCTCCTTGCTCCTATCGGCATTACCTTGGGTCCGGCCTTCGGCGCCGTCCTCATGTCCTTATCAACCGTTATTGTTGCGATCAATGCAATGCTTTTGAGATTAGACCCGAAATAAAACGAAGCAGGAACAAAAAAACACTGGCTGGTGTGCTGTACAAGGATATACGTACACCCACGGATTTCCGAGAAAAAACAGGACTCCATCATTTTAATCTGGACCTGATTTCAAGGACAATATCGGATAGTAATTCTTAACACAATTTTACCCGCAGCTCTTTTTATTGAGTTGCGGGTTTTCAATTTGTAAACATTCAATTGTTATTTGAAACCAAATGGTTTACAATATTTCTATTGAGGCATGGAGGGACTATTATGAAAACCTCGGACATGATACGACGGCTATGTGAACAAATGAATATCAGTGTCTCCGAACTGGCTAGACGCTTAGATCAGTCGCCACAGAACTTCGGTATTAAATAGTGATTCCGTTTTTAAAGGTAATTTGAACATTTTCTTTATCTAGGACTGTCACACAATCCACTAAACTGTGCCAGAGGAGTGGATCAAAATCTGTGAGCAGTTCATCTTGATTCTTAAGTTCAGCGAGGAAAGCAGCCATTGTTTGGCGACTGATCACTTTTTCCTTAATCTGCCCGGATATTTTTTCTAAATCTTCTTTGGTAGTGTCAAACCTCTGTACCAAGCCATCGTATCTTCTTTGGTATTCTCCTTGGTCTAAGGCAACATTGGCATTTTCGTTTATGCATTGCTGTATCAGCTCAGTGACAATCTCCATTTCATTTTGAAGCTCGACCTGTTTGGTTTCTAAGGGACCAGTGTCAAAAAGAACATCCTTCATGGATTCGAAGTTTGCTATGATTTCATCCTTATCTTCCAGGAGCTTATTAGTAGCCTTCACGAAGAGTTCTTTTATAGTATCTTCATCGAGGTGGGGAGTGGAGCATTTTTGCTGTCCGTTGAACTTGCGGTTGCATTGCCAAACTGTACGTCGGTATTTGCTGTTTGAGTGCCATACTTTTGAACCGTACCAGCTTCCACATGATCCGCATTTTATCTTGCCAGAGAATATGTGGACACCGCTGTGCCGATTGTTTGCAGGGTTTCTTTTTTCTAACTCGTTCTGGACCAGGTCGAAGACCGCTGGCTCAATAATCGCTTCGTGGTTATTTTCAACATAGTATTGAGGAATTTCTCCCTCGTTGGCTTTCTTCTTTTTGGTAAGAAAATCTACAGTGTAGCTTTTCTGTAAAAGCGCATCTCCTTTATATTTTTCATTAGTGAGGATGCGTTTGATGGTGCCTGCGTTCCATTTATCTTTCTTGGCGGGCGATAAAATGCCGTCTGCTGTAAGCTGCTTGGCGATACCGTAAGGCGTCATGCCTTGCAGGAACATGCTGAAGATTCTCTGGATTATAACTGCTTCATTGGGGTTCAAGACAAGGTTGCCATCTTCACCCCGATCGTAACCTAGGAAGTGCCCGAAGGGAACCGTAACCTTCCCGTCTGCAAATCTCTTGCGCTGTCCCCATGTGACGTTCTCTGAAATGCTGCGGCTTTCTTCCTGGGCAAGGGATGACATGATGGTGATTAGAAGTTCGCCTTTAGAATCTAGGGTCCAGATATTTTCCTTCTCAAAATAGATCTCGATTCCTTTCTCTTTCAATTGGCGAACGGTGGTGAGACTGTCTACTGTATTCCTTGCAAATCGGCTGACTGACTTGGTAACGATGAGGTCAATCTTGCCGCTTAAGGCGTCCTGGATCATGCGCCTAAAGCCTTCACGCTTTTTGGTGTTGGTACCGGATATCCCTTCATCGGTATAAACCTTCACGAACTCCCAATCGTCTCGACTCTTAATAAAATTGGTGTAATAATCGACCTGCGCCTCATAGCTTGTGAACTGTTCTTCGCTGTCGGTGGATACGCGAGCGTATCCAGCTGTGCGGCGTTTTCTTTGCTCATTAATAGGCGTGGAAGAAAACTGCCTGAGAGTAGCAGGTATGGTTTTAACGTTTTTAGTTGTCTTTGTTCTGCTCATGCTTTTTCCTCCATGCCTCTTTCATTTTCACAGCTTGCTTTTTCTTTCTTTCCTCAGACCAGGCTGGTTGTCTGCGTTTAAACTGCCATTGCTTTGTGATCTTACTGCCATCCTTCAGCTGAAAGAGAAGCTCTGTGTTGGAAACAACAGTGATGCTATCAACTTTTTCTTTAAAAATACCTTCATCAAATTCTTTAATGGAAAGGACATCGCTAGATATTGTTTTTAACATGTTCTCTTCCAATCCGCTGTGGCCGCAATCTGTGTGAGGGGGACAGCGCCAATGGTGGGCCTTCTGACCACTTACTCGAGGGCTTGTGTTTCTGCGTAGGTTTTGCTCGCACTTACTGCAGTTGATTTTTCCGGTGAAACAAGTGATGTTTCCAGAGCTTCTTGGGTTCTTCTTGCTGTAGGCTGACTTTGCAGCGCGAGCTTCAGGTGTCCACCAATCCTTCCTGACCGTGGATTTCCAATGTTGAGGAATAACCCTGCCGTCATGTAAATGAAAGATGAGTTCATCTGTTCCATTCACCACAACTTTTTCAACTTGATCCAGGAATACATCTTCATCAAATTCTTCTAGGCCGAGCACCTGGGCACAGACACCTTGGAGTATCTTCTCTGGGATGTTTTTGGCACTGCATTCTGACACGCCTTTACGGTCTTTAGTCTGGCAAGTCCAAATGTAATAAACATCACTTGAATGCTTGCTTTGTCTTTTGCCGCTGCGCCTATAGCTGACACCACAGTTTCCGCACTTTATCTTGCTTGTAAAGCAAGTGGTGTTGATAGATGGATTTGCGAAAACACCTAACTTTCTACGCCTTGCGATTTCAGCCTGTACCTTTTCATAAGTTTCTAAGTCAATTATTGCTTCGTGAGAATCTTCTACCCAGTACTGAGGTAGTTCTCCGTTGTTGGGTTTTAACTTGTGTGTGATATGGTCCTCGATAAAACCCTTTTGTAAAAGCATGTTACCCGTGTACTTTTCATTCTTAAGGATCGCCCGAATTGAGGTGTTTGAAAAGCGTCCACCGGTATATGATTTGACACCCATTTCTTCCAGCTGCACCTCTGTTTGTTCGGCGGACATTCCCTTGAGGAAATTATCATAAATCAGCTTTACAATCTTGGCTTCCTCTGGCTCAACAACAAACTGCTCTCCATTCCAGCGATAGCCATAAATACTAAATGAATTAGGCTTTCCTTTCTGGAAATTCCTTCGAATGGCCCATTTTACATTTTCACTTGTAGAGCGGCTTTCTTCCTGGGCAAAGGAAGCGAGGATGGAGAGCATTAGCTCGCCGTCGCCACTCATTGAATTGATGTTTTCTTTCTCGAACCTTACCTCAACTCCGATGTCTCGAAGGTGGCGTACTGTTTCCAGTAGGTCTACCGTATTTCTAGCAAATCGCGATATGGACTTGGTTAGTACAATATCGATCTTGCCTGCATCACAATCTTCCAGCAGTCTCTTGAACTCATCCCGGTTTTCAGTCGTGCCTGAAATCCCTTCGTCTGCATATACACCTGCATATTCCCATTCTCGATGAGTCTGGATGTATTTGCTATAAAAGCTGACTTGCGCTGAAAGAGAGTGTAACGTTCTGCCTTTTTCTTCGGAAACTCTCGCATAAGCAGCAACCTTTTTTCTTGTAGGCATTACCGGAGCGGAAGGTTCGATTTTATTGATTTTCCGCATAAACTCACTCCTTTCAACACTATACATCACTCTAAAAGGCTATGAAGTCAAGTTAATGTGAGAGAATAGTGTACCTAGTAATGGCTTGTATTTTTCAAGAAGAAACTCATCGATTAAAGCAAATTCCTCCGGGGTAATTATGCTTTTTTCAAGCATGGATTTTGCAATAGAAAGGCTTGATTGGTATTGCTTTTCAGCTCTGAATTGATCGTCTGTCATATTACATCACCGCCTTTGAAGCGGTCGTTTATATAGCAATCATGAGAACAATACTTTCTCTTTGAATTGCCATAGGCTGTAAAGGAGCAACCGCAATAAGCGCAGGTGAAGGAGTAGATAGCTTTTTTATTAACCTTGTCCTGATTCGAGTTCCACCATGTAATACGACACTCTTGGTTACAGAATTTCAATTTCTTTTTTCCTGAGATTTGTATAAGCTCCTTACCACAGTGTTTACAGTATTCCTTACCGGGAGTAACTGTAGTTGAGTGATTGGCCTTGATCCCTCCAAGCTTATTTCTTTGGCAGTGGGAAGTAACAGTGCTTTTTGAAAGACCTAGGGCTTGAGCGATTGTTGCATACCCGAACCCTTTACTCCTAAGGTCAGCTATTTGATTTTTTTGTTCTCCAGTCATTATTAATCCTCCAATCGGAGGGTAGAAATCCCTCTCACCATTCACAGGACAGAAGAGGGCATATTGAGTACCGAAAAATAAAAAAATGCCGCCAAGTGCAAGAAAAGCACCCAGCGGCAAAGAATTAATTATTCAGTTTTGATAAAGGCATCAGTAAAGCCAGCAGCTTTAACTTTGGCCAGCATAGCATCAGCATTGGACTTAACACTGTAAGCCCCGACCTGGACCCTGTAAAGCTTCTGAGGCGGGGGAGTGGAAGGAGTAGGAGCCGTCAGTAGCTTTTTAACATCAACCCTGAAAGTATCCATACTCTTACCATGCCTAGAAAACCAGTGGCGAGGATCTCCATGATTGCTGGCGATTTTCTTTTGATAACCTTCGTAGTGGCCGATGATGTCTTTCTCCGTCAGGTTATAGAGTTTACAAAGGTGCGCACAAAGCTCTGTGGCTTCTTTATAAACTGCATTGAAATAAGAGACGTCGGACAGGTTGTCTTCGCAGATCTCAAATCCGATGTGACTATTGTTGGCGTCACCACCTGCATGCCAGCCTCTATGATCCCATGGCAGGGTCTGATAGGTAGCGATGGTACCATTTTTAAGTTTTCCGATAAAGGCATGGACACAGACTTGTCTGCCGCTGGGTCTATGCTGATTCCAATGATTGTTNTANTGGTTNTCTCCCAANATGCCATCATCTGGACCAACGTATCTACGNAGATANGGNTTNTTAGCNCCNGTGCTGTGGACCATNATGCCNTTGGGCTTGATTTTTCCTACCTGCTTTATAGCATTCATTTTCTGTAAAGATAAGTTTTTTNAGGTTCATAGNTTTTCCCTCCTACGATTTNTTGCAATCTATAGANAAATAAAAACGCCACAGGCTTGGCCTATGACGCTTCTACTAGAATAGNTATTCTTGATCAGTTATGTCGTCTTCATTTAAATCTCTTGTCTCATTTTNTTTCCCGCAAANCGGGCATGTGCCATAATAATCTCTAAATGTTAAACTNCCTTCCAAGTGCATTAAATACTTCACTAANATTAACGTCGCACCACAATGGCATTTAATTTTGGTCACTTTCATCCCCTCCAAAAGCATTATGCGAAGGGGATGACATTTTATACAGCTAATCCAGTTTTCCTTCATCAAAAATCTGATCGCTGTTTTCATGCCAATAGAAGTCTAGAGTTTTNTGGCAGCATGGACATTCCTCTTGATANTTCCTGATCACCATTTTGTCACTGAGTAGTAAGTTGTAATTGATGACGCATAATGGTTCTTCGCAATAGCTACAATGAATAAATACCATTTGAACACCTCCATAANTTACATATGCAAAGAATGCTCAAATGGCAAAATCATTTATTACTTTGTTCCGTCTTTATCTCCACCGTCTTTGAGTTGTTCCAAAACATCCCGGAGCTTTTCTGGNATAGGCAGTCCAAGTCTTGTGGCATTCTCAATGATGCTGATTCCTTCATTGGATAGGTAGAAGAAGATCACTGCTGTTCTGATTACACCGCCATCACCGATGATGTTCTGATCAATTATGTGGGCAATGCCTACCAATGAAAAAATAACTACTTTCTTGAAAATGCCCCGAGCACCCACGTCACTGGATAAATGCTTCTCGATAATGGCGCACATGACACCAAGCAGATAATCAATGACAACAAAGGCAATCAGGGCATATAAAAATCCATCGTAACCTCCGAGAAACCAGCCAAGCCAACCGCCAAGGCCAGCAATAGCCAGTTGAATATAAGTCCAAATATCTCTCATTGCTTTTCCTCGCTTTCATGTAGATTTATATATTAAAAGACGCCCGGCTAAAGGCGTCATAATCTGATAGAAATGGGCTTCAATTAGTAAGGTGCATAGTAGACATACCCGCTGGCTTTGGCATAGAACCCGTCTCCGGGAATGTACATGGCACCATCGAAAGTGTCGTATTGACTAGTGGTAAAACCAGGTTGATGCAAGCATTCCCAGGTAATCCCATCAGAGGATACACAAAGGCTGCTCTCTTTTTAGTAAGTGCAAACTTCCCCCAATCAGGCATCCACATGATGTTTCTTTGGATTAGGAATATTGTTTATTTGCCAGACTCTCCTACCCAGGAAAGATTGGTTTCAGCAATCTGTGTAGCATCATCGTTCATCACACAGAGCTTCACATAGTAGGTGTAATCGCCACCCACATTGGTGTAATTGAATTTCATCACAAAGAGCACACCATTGATAGAGCGAATGAACATGTACCGAGTATCATTCACATCTTCAGGAATGGTGGTTCCCCAGCTTCCTGGACTTGATGTGCTGGCTCTGGCGATGGATTTGTCACCACCAACAACACCTACAAAGTATCCTTTGTGCCGGGTCAGGTATTTAAAGATGGGGACTGAGGTTCCATCAGATCCGACCAGGGTCCAGGCAGTTCGTTCTTCCAGGGAATCAAAGCTATAGTAAACCGGGGATTTATAGTACCACCAGCTGACCACACCAGAGCCTCTGTCCATATCATAAGCACCACAGGTCATGGCATTTTGTGCTCCGGCGCAGTACCCAGCATTATGCCAGGTAATACCATCAAAGGATGCGATGATATTGGCGAGACCCACGATCTTTGCGATAAAGACACCATCAGCAGCATAAAGAATTTCAGGCTGTCCATGACTCCACCAAGGAACACTGACAACGGTCCATTGTTTGGTGGTCTTGTTCCAGTAGGACATGTATGGGGTTTTGGCATAATAAACTGCAATCTGAGCGTTTCCGTTATCATAGACATTAATCTGTCTCTCACTTCCGTATTGAGTATAGCCAAAGTTGTTATAGTACTTCTTGGTCCAGCTTAAGGTAGGAATAGGAAGGATAATGCTGCCCCTGGCACCAAAAGCTGTCCAGATGGCCAAGGTGTTATTAAAATTACGATCATAGCTCATGGGTTCCCTCCTTAAACTTTCTCAATGGCGGTAATTCTACCACTGGAATCGGTGGAGTAGGTGTAGCTTCCAGTTGAGCCATCGGCATAGGTTACTTCAAAGGCTGCAGCATCAATCAGAAGNGANGNNACCTCTTTAAGGAGAAGCTCTGAGAAAATATCTTCTAAGGNNATGCTGGTGATCCTGCCACTGGAATCNGTGGTGAAGCTGTACTCGGCATGATACTGNTGGGTATCACCTTTTTCCACTTCNTAGGTCACATTGATTTTGTTATTAACCACCGACAGNGTTTTTACAATGGTGTAGGAGACACCTAAGTCATANACCTGGTTTTGAAGATCATCCACNGAGCTTCCAACATTAGANATAGAGTTTTCTATGCGATANAAGGTATCAGANATACTNGGCCTGTATCTTCCCACNTCAACNCGGATGTTNAATCTGTAAAATGGATTGTACTCAAGNGAGATGATCCTGGTTTTCACATTGATTCCTAATGGATTGAAGATGATGTGCACATTATCGCCTACAGCCAAATCCATCAGTTTGAAAAAGGAAATGTCATAGGATGATGCATTCTCCCTGGAATCATGGGATACAGCCACGTTTGTAACATTCTTTGAACCCATCACAGGGATATAATCATTGGAGCCTCTATGGCTACGAATATTTATGCTATAGCCATCGTACTGGATTTCACCACCCAAAATAGCAATGAACTGCATAAGGGCAGCTCGCCTTGAAACCTTCTGGTTGATTTTCATCGTGACGCTCTCTGTAAAATCCACAATCCCTGCTGAATAGGGAGTGCCTGCAAGGAGCTGGGATAATCCTGTAGCTGGATCTCCCGTAAAATCAAACTCAGTGATGTTATACATCTCGTGGTTGAGCAGGTAAGACACATGCTCACAAAGAACAGAGCAGACCGGCAGGCTCCCTTGAATTGATTTGCTGATTTGAACCAGTTCAAAATACTGATTATCTAGTTTTGCAATTTGCTTTGTTTTTAAAGCCAGTGCAGACTTCGCCATAACAGTAAATGAGAGGGTAAACTCACCCTCCAAGGTTTCTCTAATATTTGAGCTGATGACTTTCTTAACGGACTGAATCATGGTTGCTCCCGCGTAAATTTCAATCAAGGGATCGCCTCCTTTCTATTAACTTCCAGCCACACCCAGGTTTCTAACTGTGACGGTGTTTTGGTTCCACTGAAGCTGTGCAATAACACGGGTTAGAATATTACCGTCAATGGTAAGAGGGATAGTCACATCAAAGACTGCGCCGTCAGAACCACCAAAACTTCCAGTGACTTGAGAGTTCAGGTCTAAATCAAAGTCTGTAGGAATAGCTCCCTGCATATCTTTTTCTACATCACCCATGGCTTTTTCGAAGCCCTCTCCAATACCTTCACCCATGTTGGAACCAATGCCTGCAAATACCTTTGAAGGAGATCTAATACCAAGAACCTTTTTAACACCACCAACGATACCGTAGACCATATTTTTCACCTTTTCTCCAAGCCAACCAATCATCGATGCGATACCGTCCCATAAACCTCTGGCGATATTTCTTCCCACTTCTAGTATTGATGGGATCCCACGGGCAAGTCCGGTGACAATAGACATGATGATCTGAGGTAGTTGAGCCACGATCTGTGGAATGGCTCGAATAAGTCCCATACCCAATTGGATGGTCAGTTGAACTCCCATTTCAATGAGCTTTGGTAGATTACTGGTGATGAAGGTAATGATGCTGTTAATAATCTGAGGTAAGGACTGAATCAGTGTTGGTAGAGAGTTTAAAAGTCCCATAGCCAAGCCGCTGATAATCTGAAATGCTGCATCTAGTACCAAGTCCAGATTATTTATTAGTGTTGTGGCAATAAGGATAACCGCATCTACAATGGAAGGAATAAGTTCTGGTAGGGCATCTCCAAGGCCCGTTGCAAGGGTCACAATCATCACTAGCGCCGCTTCCAC